TTTCTGGATCCTTCCCCCACCACGGATTGCGCTCTTGCCACGCAGCCGTTTTAGCATCAGGACGAGGAACTTGGACTTCCTTAGTTTCGGTATGTACCTCAATTTCAGGTTCTTGTAAAGGGGGTTTAAAATCTTTTATTCGCTGAAGTTTGTAGTTAGCTTCAACAAACTTAGTCTGCGCTTCAACAATCTGATCCGCATCACCTGACTCATGCGCCTCCTTATAGGCGCGTTTTGCCATCTCTACCTCAAGCTCAGCGGCGCCTTTTGCCGTATCAATGTGGGTCTTTTCACCCTCTGTTATACGAGACTTAAGGCGCTGGTTCTCTTCGATTGCTTTCTTGGCGACAGCTAAGGCTTCTTGCTGCTCACGCAGAGCCCGTTCTTTCTCACGGCGCTCGTCGTGCCAAACCTTCTTCATCTGCTTGAGACGGATTTTTACCTTGTCTGAGTATTCTTCTAGCTCGTCAGCCTCAAGCTCATCCACTACTTCCTTAGGCATTGGTTCGCGCCCGCGATCCTGCGGCGGGGTATCGTCTTCGACCTCAATGTCTACTTCAGGTGTACTTTTGGCTTCTACCTTATCCTCTTGCTGCGGCGCATCATTGCCACCATAGCCTTCGATTTCAAAATCAAAGTCGTCCTTCTTTTGTGCTTCTGCCATATGTGCCTCCGTTAGGCTCTGGAAATGCCGCGTGGGTCTTGCACTACACCCTCGACGGAATCATCGTTAATAATGCGGAACTCGCGTCCGTGTATTTTTACTCGTGTACCAGCGTGTGGGCGTACCAAAATAAAATCACCCTGTTTACACCAAGGCCCCGATGGGAACCGTGATGCATCCTTGTAGCAATCCGGTCCTAGCTTGATCACAAAGAGCACCGTAGTGAGGAGTTCTTCGTGTTGAAGAGTGATGTCAGCTTTGACAAGACCGCTATCAAACTTGTTGTCGATTTCAGGGATCGCACACAAGATTCGATATCCAGAAGGATCAGGCAGTTGACGCGCTTTTTCCTCTGGGGTTTCAGGCAATACAGTTGCGGCTTCTGGACTATCGGGGTTTGTGCCGATAAAAAGTTCACTCATCTGATTGTTCCATCCTTTCTGCAGTTTCTTTAATTAAATTACACGCCCTTAGGAGGCCCCGATAAACACCACACGAGTATCTGTACTCGCTATAGTCTTTAGCTTTGCCCATTACTACATCAATCTGGATTGATTCTCCTTCTTTATACAACTCATCTAGTAAGTACTTGCATAAGTCATTGTTCACTTATTGTCCTTTTTAGGGGTTTGACTACTTTGCGCGTGTTTTTCTCGGGCGATGTCGATGCCCAGACGAACACCATCGGTTTGCTGCTTTGCTGCTAGTGATGCTTTGTCAGACGCAGCTTTAACACCGGCCTGCACTCCCGCGATGCGCTCTTGTGCAGCGATGCGGTCACGTTCAATCTGTAGCTGGTCTGCTTTTGCCGCAGCGTCAACTAGGAACTTCTTGGCTTTAATCTCTGTGTCCTTTTTCTTAAGCTCCAACTCTTGCATCTGCATTTGCACGATGGGGTCTTGCGCGGCCTGCTGCGCTTGCTCTTGAGCGGCTTGCGCTTGGTTCTTTTGCAGGACCTGTTGTGCTGCGGCTGCAGCAAGGCGTGAGATTTCTACCTCGGTTGTCTCGTCCATCTCTGCCCCGGGTGGGGGGTATGGAACACCAGCGGCTTCTTCGATCTGTTTGCGATACTCGAAGGCTAAGTGTTCTTGGACGTGTGCGGCGAGTGCTGCACCGATTGCTTGTGCTTGTGGGCTTTGACCAATGAGCTTGGCAATGAGTGGGTCTTGCATAGCGGACATATGCACAGTGATATGCGCTTGATGATCTTGGTAGATGAATGCCCGCACAGGCTTGTTACGCATCATGTCCATGTTCTCAGACACAGGGTCATGCGGTTTGTAGTCATCATCCATCGGCACAAGTTTTTGCACGTTCTTGATGCCCAACACTTCAAGCATCTGGCGATGCAAGTAAGGCAGGTCATATAGCTGTGGCGCTTGCGCGGCTAACTGCATCACCGCTTGGTACTGCACCACTTTCTGGCTCATGGTGGCAGCGTTTGGATCAGACACAGGGATGACATCACAGGTGTCGTAGTCCGACTGCTTGGCGCGGCGTCCACCTTCTTCAGGCTCGTACGAATACTCTTGTGGTGTGTAGTCGCGGATGATGGCTTTGAGGAGCCGGAACTCCTCTTTCATCGAGTAGTGGATGCGCGCTTGCACCGCACTCATCACCTTCAGCGTACGCTCAAGGATTGCTAGCGTAGTGCCAACAGGACTTTGAGCTGACATATCGCTGACCTTAAGATCAGCAGCCGAGGCGAAGCGCCGACCCTCTTCAACGATTGTGCCAAGTAATGAATACAACACTTGGCTTGGCTCCTTGTAAGGGAGCGTCATGATGTTGTCTTTGATTGTGCCGCTAGTGACATCTACATCACGGAACTCAGCAGGGGCGATGGGTGTGTCGTCCCCTTTGACACGTAGCCCTTTAGTCTTGAAGCCCCCGGGCAAGTTAGACAGCGTACCGGCATCAACAAGCTGACGGATGATGGACGTGCCAGATTTAGCGAATGCACCGATCAAGTGGATCAGACCGAATGCGTAGAAGCCAAAGCCGGGGATGTAAGCGTAGTGAACGAAGTGATTGCGTTTTTGCTTTAGCTTATCTTCAGGGTGCCAGTTACGGCGAATTGCCAAGATGTTTTGCGTACTCTTTTCAATGGTAACCACGTAGGGCAAGGCAATGCCCGTCGGTTTGCCATCTTCATCTACATCTTCGAAGCCCTCTAGATCAAGGTTGACATGCATCTCCAAGATCTTGTAGCGGTCATCAGATGTGGCCCGAAACCCCATCTTTTCAGCAATTTTCTTTTCCACTTCGTCGAAAGTGTTGACGGGGTCTCCGAGCTCGATGTCGCGGTAAAAACCCGCCACTTGTAATTTACGTAAATCATTTGTAGTCTTTCGCATTACATGAGTAATGCGCTCCGCAGTCTGGATGTTGGACGCGCCGTAAGGCACCACTACGTCTTCAGCCGGTACGAAGATAGATACTTGTCGCTGGAAGCTCGGGTCGTAATAAACTTTTTTGAACGCATTACCAGCAAGGCCCAAGCCCCAGAGCATGCGCTCATGTTCAGGGCGATACTCAGGCATCTTCTCTGTTAACTGGTAGTTCATATCATCTTTAACGCGCACCGCTGATTCTTTCTTTGCGGGGGTTTCTTTGCCGATGATTTGCGTCTTTACTGGGCCTGCTGCAGGGAACGTCTCCATCATTGTCTCGGCTTGGAACTTAACCAAGGCTTCTGATAAGAGCGGGTGATACACACCACACGCACCGGGCCACGGCTCTGTGCGTTCTTCCACTTTCATACCAAGCAACTCAAGGCCATCTACATAAGTCTGTATCCAATCTTTGCGGCTTGAGATGTCTTCTTCAAAGTCACCCAGCAAGTCAGTAACAAGGCTGGTTAGCTTTTGCTCAGGGATCTCTTCTGCAAGGTTTGCATTGAACTCATCGCTAATTTCTTGCCCCGGTTCAAGCGTGATCTCCATGCCACCAGCTTTAATATCTACACGCTCAGGATTTTCGATCTCAATCTCAATATCCGGATCGGATGGCTTCATGATGTCAGCCAACGATAAGCCCGAAGGGGCGGGGTTTAGTGCTTTATCAATTGCCATCTACATCTCCTAGTAGTACCCAGCCGTGCGGCGGGACTTAAATTCTTTCAATGGGTCTTCTTCATCTAATAGGGTGCGGATATACCCGCCCTTCCTGAAGCGCATTAATGCAAGAGATACGGAGTCTACATAGTCATCATGCTCGCCAGAGGGGAAACTTGCAACCTCGTCAATGACTTCTTCAGCCCAGTTTGTGTTTGGTGCCCACACCCGCCCTGAAGCAAATAGATCAGATACCGCATTAAGGCGGCTGATTTTATCGTTACCTTTAGTCGGAGTGAACTCTTGCACGGGGATGCCCATCGCTCGCATCTCATAAATGAGCGGCGCACCGGATGCTTTCTTCTCAATAATGATTGAGTCAGGCTCCCAGTCCTTGTATTGCTCGATTGCCCGTTTTTTAAGCAGCGGGAACTCCATGCGCTCCCTGAAGGCGTTTAGTAATATGATGTTTGCTTGGTCTCGCCCCGTCTCATCGGGGTGATAGAACACCCCCCACGTCGTACACGCTGAGTAGTCAGAGCGGTTTGACTTTTCGAACGCCGTATCCCACGACTGCAGCGTGAACTCGCAGTAAGGCGGTGAGTCTTTCTCCCACATCTGCCACCACTCGCGTTTGACGATGGCACTTGTGTCTGATGTCGGGTTCTGCTGGTACTGCGCCATCCATTTTGAGTTAGGCAGTTCCTCTTTTAACGCAGAGAGCTCCTCCATCGACCAAAACTCAGGCCACAGCGGACCACCGGAGGGCAATATGGCGGGAAACTCAATGACCTCCCACTCCTCACCACCCCTTTGAACGGATGATTTTAAGACTTGACCCGTTAAATCTTTCTTTGACCAGCGTGTCATCACGATAACAATCGCCCCGCCCGGCTGCAGACGCTGACGAGGACCGGATGTGTACCACTCGTAGGTCTTATCGTAGATTTCAGGGTTAGTTTCGGCGAGCGCTGCCTCTTGTTCTGAGTGCGGGTCGTCAATAATGAGCAGATCAGCACCCTTACCGGTCACCGCACCGCCCACACCGATAGCGAAGTAGTCGCCACCCTTGTTTGTAGCCCATCGACCGGCGGCTTTTGAGTCGGCTTGGAGCCCTACACCCGGAAAAATCTTAGTGTAGACCTCCTGATCGACTAAATTTCGCACTTTTCGCCCGAACCCGACCGCTAACTCTGCCGTGTGGGAGGTTTGAATGACCTTTTTGTGCGGATATTTGCCTAAAAACCACGCCGGAAGGAGATAAGAGGCAAACTCACTTTTTGTATGACGTGGCGGCATGTTAATAATGAGCCGTTTACACTCACCGCGTGCCACTCGTTCGAAGGCAGCAGCCATTTTTGCATGGTGTCGGCCCGAAATGAAGCTAGGCCAGACCTCATTAACAAATGCAAGGAAGCGTTCTTGCGCTAATTTTTGGGTGCGAAGCCCCGCTAGGTGGTCTAGCTCTGCAAGTAGTCGCTCCTGCTCTGCTAGGGATAACAGAGGTAAGATTGTAGGTATATCTTTTAAAGATATCGACTCAAGTAACTGGCTCATCACCATCCTCAACCGGCGCTTGACTTTCTTCCGCAACGCCTAGCACATCATCTAAGTCCGCGCCAATGGGCGTCACATCAACCACGTCAGCATTAAGCAGGCGTTTAACCCGCTCTTTGATCGCAGCTTCCAAGTCTTCGGGGTTTTTGTAGTTGATGGTGATCTCGCTTCGCTCAGTAAATAGACCAATGTCGCTGTGTTTGCCCAACAGTTCAAGCGCCTTTAGCTCAAACTTAGGGTCCCCGCAGTTAGCGAGCTCCATTAACTTATGTGTGATGGCAGCACGGGCTTGAGAAACATCAAGTGCTATTTGCTGACCGTAGGTACGCAGGAATGCAGCGGCTGCGAATGCGGTGTTTGTGTTGGTGAGGTTGGTTGCTTTGCGAGCTTTGATTGCTTGCTCAAGCAAAGTCTTTTCTTTGTTTGCATCTTGTTCGGTGACTTCGAGCGGTGCACCGAGTGCCACCTGTAGCTCTGCCGTATTACCCGCAACCGCCATCTCTTCAAGGAAAGTGGGGGCGACCTCAGGTTCCGTATCAAACGGAATGGGGTGTTCTTTTGTGGGTTCTACGTTAACAGTTGGCATGTAAGGAACTGTTTGTGGCTCCAGTTGTACGCATTATACATATTAGGGTGGGTGTATGGAACCTTTTTTAAAAAGTCAAGGGGGGTTTTCTATATTGAT